ATCTTATAATAGTAGGCAGTTCCAAAGTATATCTTGGCTTCCTTTCTGTTGTGAAACTTCTTTCCTGTTGGCAGATGAATTATCATATCAGTTTAAATATCAGTGAATTAATAAGCCAACTTCTGCAATGAGATATAATAGGTAGCAACCTTTCCATTCTTCTTTCTCCTTGTCTTTAGATAGTTATTAAGATTAGCCCACAATCCAATGTGAACCTTGTTATCTTTTACTCCCTGTTTAAGAGCCTTAACTCTTATCTGCTCATAAGTAAATTCTTCCATTTTAGATATTCTGAATAGTTTGTAAGTCCGTCAATCTATGTGGTGGGATTATCTGCTTGTAGTACTGTAAAGATAGTAACTCCATAAGTGAGAAACTAATGATAAGACCACACATTTAGTAATCAGACTTTAGACTATTCAGAATTTCTAAGAACTTGGGGAGAACAAGCCCACCTGTCACATGGGCTTTGCTCCGTAGTATGTATTATGCTTCTAAAGCATTTTGTAGCATTGCTTGAAAATCATCATCTTCCTTTATTTTCTTTAGTTTGTCATCATTAAGTTCTAATTGTTTTAGCTTATCCAAAGCCTTGAATGCTTGTTCTTCGCCATGTACTTTAGCATAACTGTTAAATCCTTTAATGAAGTAACGTTTAGTGAGAAATGTGACGCTGATTTTGGCAGCTTTGCATAGAGTTATAAAATCGTTACCTCTCTTGATGTCAACTATGGCATCTTTTGGTAGATTGTATTCTTCTCTTCTTAAAACCTTGTTCAATATCTTCTCTGGAATGTTCTTCTTGGTATAAATCAGACCTGCTGTCGTAGGATTGAATCCCTGTTGGATTAGTTCAGCCATATTCTCAAAGAGTTCATCTTTGGATGTCAAGGCAGCAACCCCTATCTTGGCTTTCATATCCCAATTACCAACTCTGTTGATTTCTTCCAAATAAGTTCCTATATCCTTAATATCCTTAACAAAGACATTGGGGATAGTCATATTACCTTTGACAGAGTTTAGTTTGGCAAATGCTGTGCTTCTGTGTTGACCGTCCAAGATTACAAAGTAGCCTTCTGCCTCTTCTTCTGTCAGAACTCTACCGTTTACATCTGTTACGACATATCCTGCCTTTATTAGTTTTGAAGCTTCTATCACGATGATGGGATAGGCTTCTTCATATTTGCCATTGTCAATAATAGCAATGAACGTATCTACTTTCTTTGAATCAATGCTTCTGTTATGTTTTACAAAGGCAATCTTCTTAGAGACCTTCTCCTCAGTTTTAGTTAATTGGAATGTAATAGGTTCGTCTTTAAGTGTGAGGGCTTTACTATTCTTCTCTTCAATAGCCTGCTTTAATTGTTTCACAATTAACTCTTGGGCGTGTAGAACGGTTTCTCCCAACTGTCTGTTAACTATGTTCTTCAAATCTCTTTCAGCTTTAATCAACTGTTGTTGTAAGCTGAGAGTGCGCACTGCCTTTCCTGCTTTAGCATTAGCTACTGATTTGCTGGTTGCAGTCTTTCCTGCTGTCTTAGTCATTGTTTTCATTGTCATCTTGTTTTTAATTATTAAATTAAGTTCTTTGTAACCGTCCAGCCTATGCGCACTTGGCTTTCTGATTACGCTGCAAAACTACTTGCTTCTGGGCTGATTAAAAGAGAGAAATTAATGGGTGGTTTTACTTCCCCTCTTAATTGTCAGCTCGTCCGCTATCGTTTTGACGCTGCAAAGATGGGATATAATGGCAGGATTAAAAGAGAGAAAAAAAGTCCTGCTCTTATGTACCCTCTTAATGGTACGGAGCAGGACTGTATTAATTATCAGAAGTTTATTAGAAGTATATGCTGTTCGCAGTATCAATTCTCTTGTCTTTATATTGCTTGATGTAACCTTTTAGGACATCTTCATCATCTGAGAATTTACTATGTTTAGATAGCTTAGTGAAGTAGATAAGCCTTGATATGAGCAATGTCTTACTAAGTGATATGGTGCTTCCTTTCTTCTGTCTGACATTAAACAGCTTATTATATGGCTCTAAATTGAAGAAGTCATTGAACATCTTATAGAACAGCCATATCTGAACGGATTCCTTTTCTTCTGCATGGGTGCTTATGCTGACTTGTTGGTTCTGCATCCAAGGATGTTCCTCTATCTCTTTTAGGTTGTTGGCAATGATAGTAGCCAAGTAACCTATTGCATTGGCATTGTCAATTACTATCTGATGCTTGCCTTCAATCTTTACAGAGACGGTAATAGGCTTTTTAAAACTTACTCCAAATTGGTTAATCTCCTTATGGTTGTCAGCTATGGCTTTGGCGAATTTGATGAGTTGTTCTATTCCAATGCCTGTAGCTTTCATTCCGTCCAAGCACGTTCCACAAGAATAGTCAAAGATGAACAGAAGTAGAAACCAGAACTTATCTATATCAACTCCCAAACCTTTCAATGTATTCTGTATGTCCTCATTGGCTATATAATCTTCGTATGTGAAATTACCATATAGTTCATTCTGATTGTATCTTCTTATGAATAGGGGTAAGGCGGTAGTGCCGCAGACGTATCTTTCTCCTGTGGCTGGGTCTATATCTACGTCTGGAACATATTTAACGGCTATGGCTTCCATGTATTCCAAACGAGTATCAATGCTTATGTAATCTTCCTTTAGCTTCTCCATAATTATTAGTTTAAGGCAAAATTAAAAAATAATCCCCACCTGCATTGCTACAAGTGAGGAATTTGTGGATAGGATATGCTTTAGTAATCAGAAGCTCCTGTAAACGTATCCATGAGTTTATCCATCTGCTCACCTATGCACTTGTCTATTAGCTTTGCATAGTGGGCAGTCATTCGTGTATTGGTATGTCCTAACATTTTAGAAACGACTTCCAGAGATATGTTATTGGCTAAAGTAACTGTACTTGCAAATGTATGCCTACTTGTGTGGAAGCAAATTCGTTTATTAATTCCACAAAGTATAGCTATATCCTTTAGATATTTGTTGATGTCCGCAGGGTCTTGAATAGGGAGTAATTTCTCTCCACCTTTGTACTTATCCAATATCAGTTTGGCGATGGGGAGTAGGGGAATGCGTGATAGAACCCCTGTCTTAACCCTACGTTTCTTAATCCATATTCTGCCAGTGTTATCTTTCTCAAAGTGTTCTGGTGTCAAGGTCTTAATGTCAATGTAACTAAGCCCAGTGAAGCACCCAAAGAGGAACATATCTTTAGCTCGCTCCAATCTTGGCAGGGGAGTATCAAAGTTGATAATCTTCCTCAATTCTTCTTCGTCCAAAAAATCTATATCTACGGGTTCTCGTTCTACCTTATAGGTAGAGAATGGGTTGAATGCCATATAGGAGTTGGCTACTGATAGATTTATAATCTTCTTCAATAGCTTTAGATGTTTGGTAGATGAGTTCTGTGCCATGCCTTTATCAATTCTTAGGAATGAATGAAAGGATTGGATGAAGTTTAGATTCAGTTCACGTAAGTATAAATCTTCTCTTTTGTACTTCTGCTGAACAAACTCCCTTAATAATCTGATGGTATAGACAGACACCCAATGAGTAGCTTTAGAAACTCCATTGCCTACCAACTTCTCTTGTTCTTGATTGTGTTCTTCAAAGACTTCAAACAGACTTCTCTCCTTTAGAGATTCTACCTTATCAAAGTAAGCGTCATAAAGAATTTGGGCAGTTATGATAAAGCCTCTTTCCAAAAGTTCTGCTTCTTTCTGATAGAGTTTCGCTTTAATCGCTTTTAAATAATTGTTGAGATTCTGTGTCTCTTGGTCTTTTCCTTTTACTTGCTGTTTGGTTTTGTCCCATTTTTCAATAGCTATTTGTTTACCTGTGGAGAAAGAGTTTCTTTCACCATTTACAGTAATCATAACTTCAATAGGAACATTACCATTCTTTCTTGCTTTGCTTTCTCTTATAAAAAAGAGAATAGAAAATGAACTTCTTACCATTGTTCTATCATTTAAAATTAGACTTATGGAAGTTCTTTAAGAATGATATATCTATTTGTAATATAGATGGTTAATTGAAATTTTGTGACCACTTTTGAAAAAAGAGGAAAATGGTCACAAATTGGTCACAAAATAGCTTCATTTTAGCTCCATTTTAAGGATAATCAGCCACGTTTACCCTTAGAGATTCAAGCTCCATTTAAGCTATAATTTGCTTCAATTCCATTATCCAATCACAGCTAATTATAAGAAGAATAGCAAGAGGAAATGAGTATTAGATAGGGGATAAGCATTGCGGTACAACTAAAATAAAAATCCCCATAACCATTACGGCTACAGGGATTTATATATTAGCAATGTATTATATTACTTGCTCAAAGCAGTAGCAACGTCTACAGCACAAGCCACTGTACATCCTACCATCGGGTTGTTACCGATACCCAGGAATCCCATCATTTCCACGTGAGCAGGAAC